TTGTTGGTAAGGAAGGTTTTCAGTATTGGAAATATGTCTTTGATGTAGTTGAATCAGATGGATATGTAACTGATAGATATAATGTATGTGGAGCTATAAGCCCGGAACTAACAGAAAAAGGAAGAATATTCTTTGACTTAGGAGGATATAGCGGAGAAAAAAAGAGAGAAACAAAAGAAAAGGCTATTGATATGGTAAAATCAATAGCCATAGAAACATTAAAGGATGTGGTCAAGCATTTTGCTGTCAGAGGAATACTCGGTAATCAAATGACTATGTAATTTGCACCATTCGCTCTTAGACAAATCAAACCGCTTATCAAGTTCTGATTGTAAAAAGCGACCAAACTCTGCCGCCCTTCTTCTTAGGTCAAGCCATTCTCTCTCATACTGAAGATAGCATTCATCTTTAATAGGTGTGCCGTCTGCTTTGAATTGAATTTTTTTATTAATCATAATTCGTTCTTTGAAATGTTGTACAATCGGTTAATTGATAATATAATTTTATGGATAAAAATTTGATTTTGATGTGCAAATCT